TACTTCTAGAAATACTGCGTTTACAAATTCAACAGGATTTACAAATAATACAGCTAGAATAACAGCGTTTACTAATAACACAGCATTTACAAATAATACAAACACAAGCAGAATTACTGCTTATATAGATAACACAAGTTTTGGTACAAGTAGAAACACGAATACAAGTAGAATTACTGCTTATATAGATAACACAAGTTTTGGTACATCAAGAAATACAAACACAAGCAGAATAACAGCGTATATAGACAATACATCGTTTGCTACAACTAGAAACACTAATACAACACAGGCTACAAATACTTCTAGAAACACAGCGTTTACAAACAGTACTGCATTTACAAATAATACCTCTCAAGCAACAAATACAAGTAGAAATACATCACATGCAACGAATACGAGTAGAAGCACAAATACTACACAGTCAACAAGTTACAATACTGTTAGAATATCGAATACATCGAGAAATACTAATACAAGTCAATCAACTGCATACAACACAGTAAGATTATCTAATACTTCAAGAAATACTAATACAAGTCAATCAACAAGTTATAACACAGTTAGAATATCTAATACTGCTAGAAGTACTAATACAGTGCAAAGTACTAATACAACACAAGGTACTAATACTACTCAATCAACAAGTTATAACACAGTAAGATTATCTAATACTTCAAGAAATACTAATACTACACAAGGTACAAATACTACACAAGGTACTAATACTTCTCAATCAACAAGTTATAATACATTAAGATTATCAAATACTGCTAGAAGTACGAATACGGTTCAGAGTACTAACACTACACAAGGTACTAATACAAGTCAGTCAACAAGTTATAACACATTAAGATTATCAAATACTGCTAGAAGTACTAACACTACTCAGTCTACAACTAGAACTACTACGTTTACTACAAGTACAGCGTATGAAGACAACACTACAGTTTCAACAAATACAGCTAGAAATACTAACACTACTCAGTCTACAACTAGAACTACTACGTTTACTACAAGTACTGCTTATGTAGATAATACTTCGCAGTCTACAAGTTATGAAACAGCATATATTACAAGTAGAATTAGTTCAAGATCTACAGGTACAAGTAGAAATACTACAACTACGTTTGCTACTTCGCAAGGTACAATTACCACAAGATCAACAGCTTCAAGCAGAGATACTACAACAGTATTTAATACATCCAGAGCATCATTGACTAGTAGATCGACTGCTTCAAGTAGAGATACTTCTACAGTATTTAATACAACTCAATCTACAGGTACACAAAGAAGTACAGCATCTAGTAGAGATACTTCAACAGTATTTAATACAACGAAGACCACAGGTACTCAAAGAAGTACAGCATCTAGCAGAGATACTACAACAACATTTAATACTTCGAGACTAAGTTTAACAAGTAGAGGTACTATTACATCTAAAGACACTACTACTACATTTGCTACCTCACAAGGTACAATTACAACTAGAAGCACAGCGTCTAGCAGAACTACTACATCAGTATTTAACACAACTCAATCTACTATTACTAGTAGAGGTACTGCATCAAGTAGAACTACTGTATCAGTATTTAACACAAATACTACTACAGGTACTCAAAGAAGTACAGCATCTAGCAGAGATACTTCTACAGTCTTTAATACAAATACAAGTACTGCTTCAAGTAGAAGTACTGGTACAAGTAAAACTACTACGTCCACTTTCCTAACAGACAGAGGAACGGGATCAAGTAGATCAACTCTTACAGATAGAGGAACAACAACTACGTTTGCGACTACACAAGGTACGGTCACAACTAGAACAACTGGAACGAGTAAAAGTACTACAACTACTTTTAATACTCAAAATGTCACAGGTTCAAGTAGGTCAACAGGGTCTTCCAGAAGTACAGAAACTTCAAGAACGACAGCGTTTAATACAACTACAGGATTTGAAACTAGTAGAACAACAACATTTGCTACAGGCAGAACTACTACAACTACCTTCAATACTACAAGAACTACAGACACCACGATCTCAACAGATCATTTAACCACAACAGTATTTAATACATCTACTGTTGTATACGAAAGAACAACAGCCTCACAGGTGGGAACTTTATTCGACACAGAAGTTTCCAGTCTAGACGACTACGGATTCTCATTCTGGGATGGCTCAAAATGGAGTGAAAGCAACTAAGAATGAAAAGTGAAGGCGGATTTGAAAAAGAAACAAAAATAACACCAGAGTATGTTAATAATAAGATGGAAAGCATGATGCATGCGTTATATGATTCAATTGAAGAATCAGAAAAGAGAATGAGAAATTTAGAAAAACAAATATTTGACCTAAAAAATGGCGAGTAGAAAAGGTAAGCCTTTGCAGGCTATGACGATTAAGGAATCTTTGGGAGATATTCCTACTCATTTTATGAAGTCAGGGTCTTCTTATAGACCTATAAAAGATCTAAATACTCTAGAAGCTTTTAAAGAAAGGATTATTGATGACTCTTATAGAGGTGCAAAATTTCAGTACGATATATGGTTTAATACTAATGCTCTAAATACAATACACAAGTGGCTTTATACAGATTTTTTAGGAAATGGTATTACAATGAGAGTTTCTAGTATTAAAATTAATGATAAATTAATGCAGTCAATTGTTAACGACCCTTACTTAGAAATAGACTATGAAAGGTGTGAAAAAATTGTAAACAACTTTCATAATAAATATACTCTAGGTGTAAATGAAAGGTACTATGATAAAGTAATATTTTTACCTGGTACTAACTTAATTACAAAAGGTAAATGCGTACATTGGGGTAGAGTAAGACGTGCTATTGATAAAGGATTTGTAATTAAACCACACCCAATCACTCAGAAAGTGTGGATAGCAAAAATGAAAAAAGACTACGGGGAAGAAAATGTACTCGATAAAAAGGTAGGAGGTTTTGAACTTCTTGCAAACTGCAAAGAGTGTGCAACAATGCCTAACAGTGAAATGGGATTGATGGCACTTATGCTAGACAAACAATTAAGTATGGTATCACATACAAAAGAAGATAGAGAAAAGTCTCTATTAACTTACGAAAGTATGTACCATGCAATAGCTAACACAAACGCTAAAGAATCTCTAATGAAGATATTCTCAGCAAAAAACTCAGGCATAATCTTTAGTTTTGACGAAGATGCAGAGCAACGAAAAGAGCTGTTCCTGAATAACTTTTGGAACATGAAGGTAATAAACGGATGATAGAACTAGTAACAACATATAAGAAAGATTGGACATTTTTCACTTTAGCTTCTCTACTGAATAAGTCAGGATTTCGTCTGCACTTATTTATACACAAAGAAGATTGGGTAGACAAAGAAGTGTCTTGGATGATAAATAACTTTGAGAACATTAAGGTTTACGAATCGTGGTGGAGAGAAGACCATATATCAAGAATGACTTTTCATTTAAAAGACCACTGGAAAGATAAAGGTGGACTCGCAAAAAGAATGGTTGTATGGTATGGTAATAGAATATTCAATAGACCAATTGATGAAGGAGATATACCACCAGCAGAGTTCTTCAAATCTTCACTTTCATTTTTGAGTAGAGACTTAGTATTCGATAAAAGTCATTTGGCAAATTATTATGGCATACTTGGTATAGCTACAAAATCTCATCAAAACATACCATTAGTTGATAAATCAATTGTGCTACTTAACTATGACAGATTGTGTGAATTTCATGACAAAGATTTATTCTTCATGAATCAGAAGATGCCAGTAAGTAATGGTAATAGACCTGCAGTAGATACTAAATTAATAGCATGTAAAGATCTTGCTTTCTTTGAAGCACTTACATTCTATAATCATTCATGGTCGCCTTTATATGTAAATGGAAAGATTGATACATTAGTAGAGCTAGATGCTGTAGGAGCAAAAGAGTTGCTAGACTATAATGTGATGTTAAGAAAGTCTTGGAGCATAGATGTTCAACACAGATTTTTAGCAAAAGATTATCTAAATTTACAGACAGGAGTACAATTATCAGTGCCTTGGGATTGTTATACAAGACTCATAGACCAGATACCATTAAACTTTAGAAACGCTAGATTGAACGAAGTGTTACTAACAAAAACTGCAAAGCAAAAAGCAACCACAGGAAAATTAGTACAAAGGGGATTTTATTTAGGAAAGGTCTAAGTAACCCTCATTTAAGTCAGTCAAAATTTTCCAATCAATTATTCCTCTATCATATAAATCAAGTACAATCTCTTTTTCCTTTGGGGAATGAGGGTTGCTGTTGATTGTGCTAACAGGAATATGCCAACTGTACGGATTGTTCGCACCTGCGACAATTGGAAGTGCCTTAGAAAAGAAATCAAATCCTACCAATGTAAGAGTAGAAAAATTTGTTTTCTGTAAAAAATATTGAATTGCAATGAAACCTGCTGAAGGCCTTGCACCTGCAGCTACATGGTTCTCCGCTCCAACTAAATTGAATATTGACACAAGCTCTTTGTCCGAAAACATATCGACATATTTAAAACGTATGTCATGTCTCTCATCCGCATCGTCTCCCAAATGCACACGAGAACGATTGAACAGTACTGCACAATCTTTTGGGAACTTGTTTCTCTTTTTATATCTTAAAAATCCAGTAATCCAAATATCTGTACGCTTACCAATACTATCGAAATTAGTAGAGTCAGGTACTCCATTACCAAATCTTACGACTGTATCGAAGTTATCTATGTATTCTCCAAGATCATGTTGTAGCATTTCTACAGAGTTTCCAACAAGTACTATTGATTTGTTTTTTGTAAGGTCGCGTAAAGTTTGTTCCATTCTTGGGAGTATTCCTCGTTGTCGTTTATACCATGCCACGGTCCACCGTCTGTAAAATGGACTGCTTTAGGATTTTTGAAGTGATAGTAATTCACCATAGCATTAAACTCTGCTGGTAAACTACCGATTGAATTTGCCCATTTCATTTCATGTAACGCACCCGCTGGGGCTTGGTTTACATAGGTAGGAGTTAGGGTTTTGCACCTTGAATTGTCAAACCACATTAAGGATGACCAATTTTTCTTTGGATAAGAACTATTTACTTTTTCATTCATCTTACTAGAAGGTACTAGAAAGTCGGGATGTTGTACACAATATACATCATGCGTTTCATTGGCATGATATACTATTTCTTGTGGGTCACATTTCCACATAAAATCAGCATCACAGAACAATGCGTGTCCATGATAATCAGATAAGTATGGTACTAAAAATCTCGTAAAAGCAAATTCTGTACTTTCATTTTGAAAAGGTCGATTGTATACTTCTAACTTATCTCTTATTAGTGGTTTAATAGTGTGGCTTCCATTATACTTTCGTATGGAAGCCTCACATACGGCATATGCTTCAGGTTGACTAGAGTCGTACCCGATGTATATAACCATTAGTCGTCTTTTAGACTATTACCCAAATCATTCACATATGCTTGTCTTGCTGTTTGGATTGCTGCTTTCTCATTATCGAGGTCAGCTATTTTAGCATCACAGAAGCCTATTGCATTATGTAAAGCTCTTTGGTCTTTATCGAAGTTATCGGAATCGTGTTCAATTCCATCTATTGTAATTGTTGCCATTAAAATATGTCCTGCCAATTGCCTTGTGTACTACTTTTAGCATACTCTGTAGCACGGTTTTCAAAAAAGTTGGTATGCTCAACTGCGTTTACTTGTGTATCAATCCATGGTAAAGGGTTAACTGTACTATGGAATATAGCTTTCATACCTAGACCTAATAATCTTCTATCAGCAATATATCTAATATATTCTTTGACTTCTTTTGCTGTTAAGTCAGGTATTTCTGCTTTGTCAAAACAAATATCAATAAACTTGTCCTCTAGTTCTACTACTCTTTCAGCAGCACAATAGATTTCATACTTTAGTTTATCTGTCCATATTTCAGGGTTCTCTGATATAAATGTTCTGAAAAGTTTTGACACATT